AATGACAAAGGTAGAGATGAAGCTAGAAAATATTTTAATACTCTTGATGATAATGAAGCAAAACTATGTTCGCCATTTATAGAAAAATTTAAGGAGAATAAATAATGGAACAACGAAGTGCTGAATGGTTTTCTGCTAGATTAGGTAAGGTTACTGCTAGTAAGATAGATGACATTATGGTTAAAACCAAGTATGGCGAATCACAATACACCAAGAAGTATAAATTGCAATTAGTTACTGAAAGACTAACTAATAAGGTAGTTCCTATATTTATGAACTCTGCAATGGCTCATGGTGTGGAGTTTGAAGATGAAGCTAGGGTTGAGTATGCCAATAAAATGAAGTTATTAATTGGTAAAGATGTTAAAGAAGTTGGCTTTATAGACCACCCTAGCATAGATATGAGTGGTGCTAGCCCTGATGGATTAGTTGGTTTAAACGGACTAATTGAAATTAAATGCCCTCAACCTATGACACATACTGAAACATTAGAAACAGGTGTTATTGCTAAAAAATATATTCATCAAATGCAATGGCAAATGGCTTGTACAGGAAAAGATTGGTGCGACTTTGTATCTTACCACCCTGACTTTCCAAAAGAATACCAGCTCTTTATTAAAAGAGTTGAAAGAGATGATGACCTGATAAGTCGTTGTGAAGAAGGTGTTATTAACTTTTTAAAAGAAGTTGATGATAAAATTAAAGCTCAAGAATTATTTAAATGCAGTTAAATCCTAACAAAAATACTCCAGATAAAGATGTTGTATACACACCAGAATCTCTGGCAATCACAATCATCAATCATTTTAAACCTACAGGATTAGTATTAGACCCATCTAAAGGAGATGGTGCATTCTATAATAATTTTGATACAGACCGTGATTGGTGCGAATTAGCTGAGGGTAAGGATTTCTTAGAATATAACCGAAAGGTTGACTGGATAATAACCAATCCTCCTTGGTCTAAAATGAGAAAGTTCCTACAACATGCCATGGAAATTGCAGATAATATTGTTTACCTC